AAAGTTTGTAATTGCTGATACGTTACCCCAAACAAATGCGGCAGTTATCATATGTCCACCTGATTGAACAAAAGCATTCATATTTGTTCCAAGTGAGCTATTATATGTGAGCCCACCATTTGTGTAGACTAGAATACAGTCAAAGTTAGCAGTTGTCATATTGGCACCTGTATACGAAGATCCAATCAACTGTGTTGTGATCGTAAGTGTTGCTGAATATCCTAATGATGTTCGTGCTGTTTGTAAATATGTCGCAAGATTACTTGCCGATGAATCACCCACAATAAGAAGATTTATATTTGTAAGAAGATTTGAAAGTGGTGCCGTTGTGACGCCCGTAACTAAGACAGTATGTTCATTTTGTTGAACACCTCCATCAGTTGCCCATTGTGCGATCACTTTATCGGGTCCTGGGGCCGTTTGTACAAAGGATATAGTCAACGGCATTCTGTTTAACTCGTAGACGATTCTGGAGGTAGAATCTCAAGTTTTTGTAGAGTTTCTGTAAATAGATGATAATCACCATTATAGACAAAGTATGTTATGAAAAGAGCTAGAATAACATCAACCGTATAATGCGATCGTGTAAGTAAAATACTTGTCATATTTGCTAGATTTATCATTAAAAGAATAGGTAAGTTAATATATCCTTCACGATAATATACAAGTGTTGTAAGAAATACAAAAGCTGTATGTCCACTAAAAATCTTATCATAACAATGCCCTCGGATATACGCTAACCAATCCATACCTTCTTCCGAGTTATGATGTTTCGGTAGAATCGTACATACGATCGTGACAGATCGTAATGCCATAATAAGAAGAAACTTTGCTAAGATTTCACTTAGCACGGTTGTTGTCGGAATAAAGAAAAATGATATGATTGTCGCCACGGCAATCGTATCGTTGTATTCCCTGTAGTCATGTAAATCCGGAGTTAAACTGTGAACAAGATCAAACACCTGAATCGTTTTCTGATCACCTTTGTAAAAATTACTTCCAAGTTCATGCGTCCAATAGTTAGAAAGAACAATCAATCCAAGAAGAAATAGAACCAACGCCGCGCCTTGTAAGTCCATCTTCTACTGTTCGGACTGAAGTTAGTTTCCAAACAGAATTGCCGAACGACCTTTTTCAAACTCCATGGCCGCCCAACCCTCCACGTAGACATCAAGAGTCGTGTTCGGATTGCCTGTTACTGGATCATTGGGTATTGCCGTGAGATCAATCAGTAAAGTGGGTTTATGAGCCGTTGTAAAGTTTATTGATCCTTCTAACTGTCGTGGAACAGCGGGATCACGACCTATGGTATCGCCTAGCGTCCAGTTCATGTAGGATAGATTATATCCTGGATCACGCTCTTCTTTCGCATGGCACTCAAGTGTATGCCAAACAGAAGAATCCCATGCTGTTTCACGGTCACGGCTCGCAATCAATAAACTGATTTTATTGTAGAATTGTCCTCCACTTATATCAGCAGTATAGTTCCAGTATTGATTGGCACGTAGAGCAGGCATTGAATGAAATGCCATGACAATACGCCCAACAGGATGATTGCCATCTAGAAGACGTTTAACAGTTGCCACACCTCCGCGTGTAATCGGTGCGTAATCAGTCGATCCCTGTGTAAAGTTATTCTCATAAATCGATTCAAATGGTATAGTAAGAGTTGTTGCTTTGAGCGCATCTTGTGTTTCACGATCTGTATAAATATGCCTTGTTTCAATCATTACAGTTGGATGCTGAAGATCATTGCGTCCAATCGTTGTAAACGGAACAGAGTTTCCATTAGGAACTGTTTGACATCCAAAATCCTTACGTTCCCACGGCTGCGGCTTTGCGCGACCATCGGATGCTTCCACTAGATCCTCAATCTTGCGTAGAATACACCGAACTCGAAATGCTTGAGTCGTTGCAGCAACTCGCGGAAATCCACCCTCATTCAGATGCTGACATCCAATAATCGGTAACGGTAAACGGAGCTTACCAGGAGTCGCGTTCCATCCAATCGCACGCGCAGATCCATCATGAGTTCCTGTAAGTGCGTTTTCAAGAAATGCGCTGTTCAAGGTTCCACGACTTCGTGATAAAGCAAATAGACTATCACCCGACCATTCTTGAACAAGATACCGATCCTGGAAAAACTGAATCTTACTGAACAAGAAATACGCGATACCGCGCGTGTATCCATAGGAAACACCTGCGGTGTCTGTGACTAACGACCGTGTATTTATTGCCGCGACCGCTTCAGGTAACCATGTAGGGAGTTCAATGACAAGAGTTGGCTCAACAACAACATCTCCTGCGATCTCAAACTCGAACTCAATCGGACGACCAAAATCAACGGCTTGTAGAGGAGGTAGAAGACGGGTTTCATGAATGACTTGTGAATGTGGTTTGTAAGCATTATCATACGGATAGAGGGCAGTTTTATCATCGGCGAAAAAATAAACATCTTTATTTCCACGGCACAGAAGCTCGTAGAGAGCTCCTTCACTGCGCACGTTTGTTGCGTTCATCCGTGCCTCCTGCTCTACATCATAAAAAATTGAAAACTGTTTTTATACGCCAAGTAGGATACCGATACCATGGAGTTTGTCTATGTTGTTGTTGAGAATGGTGACCCGTATCTTTGTGCCTATAAAACATATGACCAAGCTGTTGCGGCTGTAAAGACTAAGCATAAGGAGACTCTTGATGAAGATCTGTTATACTTTGAAGAGTATGGGGAAAGTTGTCATGAGGTTGATGTGCCTGAGTCGAAGAGTGGAGAGTCATATCTCTACATTGAAAAGGGTATCAGTATCTATATCTATAAGCTTCCTATTCTTCGGTAGACTCCTCAACAGGAGCAAAAAGCCTCAGCGTCGCCGCTTGTTCCACTCGTTTAGGAAGTTTTATCTCCGCCTTACGCCCGTAGCGGGCGAACCAAAAGATATGTTCTGATGGTTCTCCTGTCTTAATCCATTCATCAAGAAGTGTCTTTGCCTCCTTATATCCGGGATCCGATACATGAATCCCAAGTTCCTTCAGTTTTTTCAATAGAGTAACGGCTTCCTGTACACGTTCTGCCTTTGTCTTGTAGACAACCATGTTTATAAATTTGAAGGTTATCTTCCTTTAACCTAGTAGTAAATAATGCCGTGTACATGCCATATTACGTGTGAGTCATGTCGGGAAAAGAGTTTTTATCCAACAATCGCAGCAACACATAAACGTCTTATTGACGACAAGCTTGAGAAGGAACATAGCGTTGCTGAGTTTATTCGTGATATTCTAATGACACTTAAATGCGAAAAAAAGAATATTGAGGGCGAGTTCTGTGTAGCAGATATTCAGATTCTTTCACCAAAAAGTTTATATCTAAACATTTCGCTGAAAACCGGATATGGTGAACTACTTCAGAGTATCCTTCATCGTGAAACGAATCGTCTTCGCGAAGCAGGATATGAAAAGGCAACTTTCTACGGTCGGAATATGTCTGTTATTCTTAGTCTTTAGTTGCCCTGCGGCTCAGTTAAATAGCACTTAGTAAAAGTGCTTGTTAAAATATCTATCGTAGAAGGGCCCCATACACGACCTGACGCTACAAAATCCTTTGTAGCATAATCAGGATACGTGAAGTATGCCGTATTGATGGTGCTTATTAGACTTGTATTGTTAAACTTAGGTTGTATATTTGAAAGATTCGCGGCATAGTTATTCCAAATGACGTTGGCTTGAATCTGCTTCAGGCGATCGCTTCCATCCATCTCTGCGCTCTAAGGGTCCTTAAGAAGTTCAGCCGAGAAGAAAGAGACATGTGTGGTATCTGGGCTTGGTTTGGTCCATCTGTATGCCCGGATGCGGCCGCAAATGTAAATACACTATTGAATCGGGGACCCGAGTCGTGTAAACTGGTAGATGTATCGGGTGGAACGTTTGGTTTCACTCGCCTTGCGATCAATGGGCTTCATGAAGGTGGTATGCAGCCTTTTGATTCCGATGGGATTATGTGGATCTGTAATGGTGAAATCTACAATGCTCGTGCGCTCGCTACAGAATATAACATTCCTATGCCGTCGGGCTCCGATTGTGAAGTGTTAGGACCTCTGTATAAGATCCATCGGGATGACCCCGCGGCATTTTTTCGTTGCCTTGATGGTGTCTTTGCTATTGTGATCCTGGACAAGGAGCGTGATAAGCTGATCTGGGGTCGTGATCCGTATGGAGTGCGTCCGATGTTTGTAGGGTGGCAGACGGATGGTCTTATACTGAAGATGCCTGAAGATGCGCATGACTTCAGTGCGCTGACGATGCGCTTACTTGTAGGGGGCGCTACCCTACGAGGTCTATGTATTGCCAGTGAACAAAAGGCGATTCCTAAGACTGTAGATCATGTCATACAGTTTAAACCTGGTTGCTTTGGATCTGTGACAGTTCCTTGTCTTGATACTTTTTTGATGGAGCAATATCATCATAGTCCGTGGTTAAAGAATCCGTTGTATTCTCCTGCGAATCCGAAGGGTGAAGAAGCAGCATTTGCGGCAGTGCGGTTTGCGCTAGAAGAGGCGGTTCGGAAGCGGCTTATGACGGAGAGACCAGTCGCTGCGCTTCTGAGCGGCGGCCTTGATAGCAGTCTCATCGCATCACTTGTTCAGAAAAATCTACGCGCCCTTAAACTTCCAGCGCTCAAGACGTTCAGCATTGGTATGCCTGGAAGCACAGATCTTGCGTATGCGCGCAAAGTGGCTGACTGGATCGGCTCAGATCACCACGAAGTGCTTCTTGATGCGGATGATTTCTTTAATGCTATCCCTACAGTGATTAAGGATACAGAGACATACGATATTACAAGTGTTCGTGCGAGTGTAGGGAACTGGCTTGTGGCTCGTGCTGTTCGTGAGAAGACTGATTGTAAGGTTGTCTTTAATGGTGACGGATCTGATGAGCTGTTTGGTTCATATCTGTATTTTTTTAATGCGCCGAACGACCAGGCATTTGAAGATGAAGTCGGTCATCTTCTAGATGAACTTTATTACTATGATGTGCTCCGCTCAGATCGTAGTATAAGTAGTCATGGCCTTGAACCTAGAACTCCTTTCTTGGATCGGCAGTTTGTTGCTGTCTGTCGGTCAGTAGCAACCTGCTGGCGGCGGCCTGTGCGTGGAACACGTCCTGAAAAATGGCTTCTACGAAAGGCGTTTGATGATGATGTCACGTTGCCAAGTGAGGTTCTTTGGCGTCAGAAGGAGGCATTTAGTGACGGTGTCAGCAGCCAAGAAAAAAGTTGGTTTCAGGAGATTCAGGAACGTGTGAAAGTGCCGGTCGACTGGCCGTTACGTGCTCTTGAAATCGATCATTGTACACCCGTTACAGCGGAAGCGTATTATTACAGATCACTCTATGAAAAGTTATATGGACCTACAAGGGCGAGATCTGCCATTCCACGATTTTGGATGCCGAAATGGTGCCCTGGTGCGACCGATCCTTCTGCTCGGACTTTGGTAAACTATTCTCAGAAACATCAATCGCATTGATATCATCTTCCATATCATATGGAAGCTGTGATCCTGAGCGGACTCGCGCAAAGTTCATAAGAGTAAGTGTAAGACAAAAGCTACCGCCAAACATTATAAGCCCTGCGAGAATAAAGGAAGGACTATTAAGTGCACTTCCTACCATAATCGGAATAACACTCATAACTGAGAGAAGACGCGCCGTCTCAAATGCTTGCTGTGGCAGAGTATTGACTACACGCATTTTTGTGCTTGGGGGACATGCGAAATGGCCACTCAAATTTGAGTGTTGCTTTTACCCTGGGTAAAGGCACAGCCATGCAGCAGTGTAAAGGGAGATACTGTGCGCAGAGTAAAGAACTAAAGTTTCCAAAGAAAAGTGGATACTTTACGGAACGGCGATGTCAGAGTCTCTCAAAAAATGCGACTGAACTTTGTGATATGTGCTACGCAAAGAGTCAAACACCTTTTAATCCTCACAACCAACAAAGTCAATACCAAGGAAAGGTGGATGAACCATATTATGAAAGCAGCTGGCTTTATGGATCTGATAGATTCTTAAAGTTTGCTGCGCTGGAGGGCAACGCATTGCCTCGTGAAGCCGAAGAAGAGGCAGCTGAGGCCCAAAGGATTGCGCGCCAAGGAATACAGATGAAAGGAGATGGATCTGGAGGCAAGAATAGAAAGACAATATCAAAGACTGCTGGATCTGCCAATACTGTTGTGTCGAGCGTGCCTAATAATAACATTGTTAACGGCACAGGGTCTAGTGTGGCTTCTGTGTCCACCGCGACGCCAGTGGCTCCTGTTATTAAGAAATCCATGAAGGTGATTAAGAAGAATATTGCTCTTCCTACAGCCACAGTCGCTTCCGTGCCTAT